CGTAGTCCTTGATCACGCGGATGGAGTAGCCACGCCAGTCGGCCCGCGCCTTGAAGCTCGCCGAGTCCGGCAGCTCGAGGGGCACGGTCACCAGGGCGATGGCGTTCTCGTGGAAGGCGAGGTTCTGGGGGTAGGGGACCAGGCCCGTGCCCATGAAGGCAACCGGCGCGTTGTTGGGCGCCAGTTGGCTGACGGTCTGGTACGCCGCTGTCGAGGCCGTCAAGCCGTTATTGAAGGCCGGGTAAACCGACACCGTGACCTTGCCCGCGACCGCTGCCGCGCTGTCGGCCGTGACCACGAACTGCTGTAGAACGCCGGTCGACTGCTTGCTGACGTCGTTCACCGAGTAGACCGCCGAGGCGGTGCCCACGGTGCCGACGGTAAACACCGTCCCCGCCGTGATGACGGCCGTGGCATTGGTCAGGCCGTCCAGCACGAAGGTCGTTGAGCCGTTGACCTGTGGCGCGGTGTATTCGGCCAGCGTCGTGCCGGCGTGGTCGGCTGTGGTGAAGGCCACCACGTTCTGGTCGCCGTAGATATCGAAGTTGGCGATCATGCCGAGCTGCCCGCGCCGCACCATGTTGTGCACGATATCGGCGTTGAAGATGCCACCGGAGCCGGTGCCACCCAGGCCGTTGGCCATGGCCCAGCGAGCCGCCGGGTTGAACAGGATCTTGCGCATGCCGTCGTCAGGGACCGGCTCCTCGTCCATCTTCTGCCCAACGTTGGACAGCGACAGGAAAGTCGCCGGCGTGGTGCCCGGGGTGCCGGTGCTGTTGAAGAACCCGAGCGCACCGGCGTTGCAGATGGCGCGGTCAACGGTGTTGGCCAGCACGATCATGGCCGGCTTGATGTAGCGCTCGGAATACTCCTCGATGGTCAGGGTGAGGTCCTGGCTCGAGAACTTCCAGCTGACGTGCTGGCGGTTGTTGATGACGATGGAGGTCGTCTGCTCAATGACGTCCTGGTTGGAGCGCGTGGCGCCCGCAATGGCAACGAACTTCACCGGCTTGCGAATGGTCACCTGGTCGCCGATTTTGACGAACTCTTTTTTGTACTGGCGGTGAACCAGTTGGCCGGCGACGACGTTGTTTTCGAGCTGGAACAGCGCCTCTTTGGCAATGATGCCTGGCGCTGTTGCTGGGGTAAGAATTGTGTTGGCCATGGTCCCGTCTCCTGATCGGGACCACGTGTTCGGTCCCTGTTAAACCAAAAGGCCCCGTCTCCGGGCCTCCTCTTTGCGGCGTCTGGCCGCGTAGTCGTCCATGCCTTCGGTGCTCGGGTCAGATCGGCGTTCACCGGACCCCGCCGGCTTGATATCGCTGGGGGGCGTTGGCGCCTTGGTCTGCCGCGCCTTGCTGGCCTTCTCCGGCTCGTCCTGCTCGTCGGTCTCCGGCTCCTTGAAGCCGTCGCCGACGTCGAGCTTGCCGTCCTTGGCCTTGGCCTCGAGGGCCGCCAGGGCCTTGCCCGCTCGCACCGGGGAGTAGTCGTAGATGACCCTCGCCTCCTCCGGGTTGTTGGCCAGGTGGACGTAAATCTCCGGGCCAAAGTCCGAGTCGAGGATGTATTCCGCCGCCATCTGGTTGACCCACGTTTTCTCGGTCAGGGCCTCCATGAACTCATCCCCGAGCTTGGCTTTGCCGCGCTGGTGAAAGTCCTGGAGCTCCTTCTGCGCCTCGGGGGAGGCGGCGGGAGGATCCTGGGCGGGTGGGGGTGACGCGGGAGCGTCGGCTGGGGTGGCGCGTGGCTGGCGGGCTGGCGGCTTGGCCCCTGCCGACTCCCACTTCGCGTATGCGCGGGCGTATTCGGCCGGACTCCTGAAGTCCTGGAGCATGGGCTCCTTGGGCTTCGGTGTGGCGTCTCGGAGCGACGTTACTTGCTCCTCGAGGTCACGAATCCGTTGGGTGTTGGCGGCGTCCCTGGCCTCGGCCTCACTCAGTTTCGCCGCGAGCTTGCGCAGGCGGCTGGCGTTCGAGCGTTTCCGTTGGCGGTCGGTTGCCTGATTATCGGCGTCGCCGGAGGCCGGATCCGGACTGTTTGCGTCCCCTGACGGGGCGGCGGCGGGTTTAGCGTCCTTGCCGGCGGCGCTCACGCTGTCCTTCGAGGCCAACGGCTGCGCTATGGCGTCCGTCGTAACCACGTGCTCGTCGGGTGCACGTTGGGCCTCCTGAGTGACAACCGCTTCGGGCTGGCTCGTTCGCTGGGTCATAATCCTACTCCCGTGCCGTTCGAGTCTGCAAGGGGCTCGGCCTCGGGGGCGGTCACGATCTTGCCGGCGAGCTCGTTTACCTGGCCCGCAGGCGTCGGGGTCACCGTGCACCCCTGGGCGCGGTCGAGCATCTGGATGACCGGGTGCGCGAACACATACGGAGCGCTGCGCAGGATTTCGCCGATCTTCTGTAGGTCCTCGCTGGGCACGAGGTAATGCGTGGGCGGTGCTGGGGGCTGGTTGTTCATTCGAGTGTCTCCTGGTTCAGAAGTAGTAGCGGATCACCGCCTCAATGGCGGCGAGCTGGTTCTGCCGCCGGCGCTTGGTCTCAAGCGCGACGAGCAAGGCCTCGCGGGCGTCGATCAACGCCTCACGCAACCGTTCGAGGAAGGCGGCCTGGTCGGCAGCCTTGAGCTCGGCGGCCGCCACCTGGGCGGCGAGACCGCTCTCGAGGCCGGTCGAGACTTCGCGGATATAGGCCTGCAGCTCGAGAATGTCCCGGTCGATATCCCGGTTGCGGGCCTCGAGCCGGGCCAGGTCGCGGGTCGCCTGGGCAGCGGCCGTGTCCTCGCGCATGGCCTCGGGCAGCACACTGATGGGCTCCGGCTTTGACCCCTCCACGGGGGGTTGTAGGGGTTGACGGCGCTGGTACTCCCGCCGGTACTTGGTTCGGTAGTAGTCGCGGTCGAAGGGCTCGTGAAAGCGGCTCCGTGGATCCGCCATGCCAGGCAGGCCGGTCGGCACCTGGATGACGATGTAGCCGTGGGAGCTGATCGGCAGGGGCAGGGGCGCCCAGCTGGTCGCCGTGAACGGCGCCACGTAGCCGATGGTGGCAATCGAAAGCGGGTCGAGGATCATCAGGTCCGGGCGATGGTGGTCAGGTTACCCGCCCGCGTGGTGTCCTTGTGCACCTGGGCGCCGACGTCCTCGTCATAGTCGGCGCCGGCGGTGTTCTCGAGGATCAGCTTGGCCTCGTCCGGATCCAGGCCGTGATCTTTCCACAGGTCGCTGGTGGCGAGCTCGGGGGCGATTTCCTTGTCGCCGCTGGCGTCCCACAGGAGGCGGCCGGTCGCTATGTTCACGCCGGCCGACAGGAACACGACGTTGTAGACCGCGTCAGCCAGGGTGGCCACCGGCGCGTCGCCGGCGTAGCGGCCCGTGGCGCCACCGATCTCCGGGCAGGCAATGGCGGTGGCGATAGCGGTCCAGCCGGCCGTGTAGATATTGGCCGTGACCGTGAGGCCGGCGTCTGGCAGCGCGACGTTGAGCTCGTTGGCCATGGCTAATCCCCTACGTGACCGTGCCTGCTGGTATCTTTCCGAGCACGGCCAGCTCGTCAAAGACAGCTTTCTCAAGTGCCTTCGATACTTTGTTAAGTCCAGTGGGATCAGCATTAAGTATTCTTACGGTGGATGCTTCGTCAAAGATTACCCATATCTTATCCTCTGCTGTATATGGCCCCGTTCCCGCCTGTAGCTCAACAACAGCTTGAGACTGTAGGGTTGGATCTATGTCTACCTTAAACCCCACAATTCGCACCCTTGTGATATCAACCGCTCCCGGTTTAGAAACCGAGAACGATTTTGGTACAGATAATATATATGGCATGGTGCTGTGTTCCAGTGGTTACGCGGCTATTAGTCCGATAGTTTTAAGTGCCGCAACAATGTCGCCAATGGTATACGCAGTAGCGCCAGTGCCCCCAGTAAACGTATCAAGGTCTTGAACGGCATTGGCCGCTCCACCAGTTACCCAACCACTCGCTCCGGCAGCACCCTGTTGATATAGAGAGATTGTCTGTCCAGCCGAGCGCAGTGATACACGCCCTGTCGTAACTGTTTTCCATATCTGGCCGTTTACCGGGGCACCGGGCACACCGCCAGCAAGCAGCCACAAGCCTGTGCCGCCAGTGGTGTTCCCTATCTGGCAAGACGAGGCTATGCTGTTGGTGCCGGGGCCAAACTGCGCCGTGTTGACGCCCGATGCAGAAATCAGCCCCGCAGTGCTATCTCCAACTGCGAAAGACCCATTTCCCCCCGCCGAAATCACGTTCCCGACCGCGCCAGCCACCCCGTGCGCGAAGGCCCCGGCGCCTGTCGAACTGATGGTAGTTGTGGCCACGGCCACGTCACCGCCAGCGAAGGAACCTGCCCCGATAGCGGATATCGTCGCGCTGGTTGAATTTACCCTCCCGTGCGAGAACGAGCCGTTGCCGGAGGCTTGAATGAGTGCATTGGTGCCATTTACGTACCCCCAGACGAACGACCCGGCGCCAGCAGATCGGGCAGTTCCGGTGAAACACACACCACCTACAAACGACCCCGATGACAGCGCTTCAATGGTGCAGGCAGCGGAGGTAGTTACGGGGATAGACCCCATCGCAATAGCGCCGGGGGCTACCGCTCGGAGGGTGGCTGTGCCGGTGCCGCCTCCACCGTTCGAGGTTATGGCCCCAATAACCACAGCCCCCGTGGCGCTGGACGTGATAGTTACCGCGCCGGGGGTCGTTGCGGCTAACGTGCGGTCCACGGTCGCGGTGATGGACGCGCCGATGCCGCTGGAGGTAATTGTAGTTGTGGCCCGTCCTAGGAAATAACCTTGAACAACGCTGCCTGCACCCGTCAGCGAGACAGTGGCATTATCTGTAGCCACTCCCCGGATGTAAGCCCCAAGAGCCGCGACACTGGCCGTTACATCGGCTCCGCCAGTGACAGACATTGAGTTCTGGACGTTATTACCGACAAGCGTAATAGTAGAGCCGGAGTCATCAATAGAGCCTAGGTTAAGACAGCCAGCGCCCTGTATGTCTAGCGCGCCCGTACTGATGCGGGCCATGCTGTAGCTGCCGATACCTGAGATTATCGCGGAGCCAGTAGCCTCTATCGTTCCAAAATTGAACGAACTATCACCACTGATAGTGAGCGTACCGCCAAGCACTGTGCCGAGGTTGACGACGCTATCCGCAGACAGGGTGATCGTGCCACCCAAGTCCCGGCAGTTACCGGCGTTGAATACGCCATCACCACTTATGATGACCTCAGCAAGCGTTGACGTGGTTTCTATCAATGCGCTGCCAAGATTCATGCTGCCAGAGCTTTGGTCAGTGAACTGGATTCTTGCGATTGCGTTGGCGGCCGAACCAAGCACGTTCACCGCGCTGCCAAAGTTCGTACCGCTGGTTCCTAGTATCTCAATCGTGCAGGTTTGGTTGGCCGCTGTACTCGCCGCGAAAGCCGCCGCAGCTAGACAGGTATTGATAGCTAGCCCGCCTGAGTGGCCGCCAATGTCTATATAGGCGGTAGAGCTGGCGTTACCTGCTTGGACTGTGCAGCCAAGTGCGCTTGAATTTGTTCCGATAGATGTAGCTGAGGTAGTGCCCAAGCCCTGCACCCGGACAATGGCACCGGTATTGCTGTTGATCCGCTCCCAGTCGAGCGCCCCGACAAGGTAGCCGTCGCCCAGGGAGTACAGGCCGGTAGAGACCGGGTTGATACTCCGGGCCGTTAGCGTGGCGGTCAGCGGGTCATTGGCCGTATCCAGGCGCAGGTAGAACGAGTCCCCCAGGTTGAGCGTTGGCTGTCCCAGCATGGCTTAGGCCTCGGCCCCTTCGGCCGCCTCGTTCTCCTCATCCTCGTAGACGGGTATGCCGGACGTGATGTTGCCGTCGGCGTCGTACTCGAAGCGGATCCGCTCCGGCTTGGGCTCGAGGTTCAGGTTGATATTGGTGGCCGGCGCAGCCGCCGGAGCTCGGGCCGCCGGGCCCGGCTCGTTCGGCTCGTTCGTCCGACCCGCGCCGGCTGCGCCCGCCTCTGCCTTTTCGGCCGCTGTCATCTTGCGGTCGACAAAGCCCTTGACCCGCTTGAGCGCGTCCACCACCGCGTCGGCGATCATTTCCTGGGTGGCGGCCTTGTGGGCGTTCGGGTTGCCCTCGTGGTCCTTGAGCGCGTTCCGAATCACCTTCTCGATGCTGGTCATCATCTGCTGGCCCTGGGCGGCCTGGTCCTCCGGGGACGGGCCCTGACCGGCGCCCTGGGCCTCGGCGATCTTCGCCTGGGCCTGGATCTTGTCGGCCTCGGCGGTGGCCACCTTGGCCTCGGCGGTGGCGAGCTCGGCCTTGATCTTGCCCTCGTCAATCTGCTGCTGCTTGGCCATGAGCTGCATTTCCGGGGTCATCGGGGGTTGCCAGGGCTCGCCGTCCTTCATCAGCTGGCCGGTCTTTTCGTCCTTGTGAACGCCCTTCGGCAGGTCGGCCGCCTTCTCCTCCTCGCTCTTGAGCTGGTCGGGCAGCATCTTGCGCAGCACGGCCGCGACCTCGTCGGAGCCCGGCACCCCCAGGTTCTTGACGATCAGGTGGACGATGTTCGAGGCCTTATCTGGCCCCAGGACCTTGAGGAGCTCGAGCTGCAGGTCGGCGGCCTCCTGGCGCTGGGTGGCATAGCTCGGCCCGGTCTCGAGCGTGACGTCGTACTTGCCAAAGGCAATGTCGGCGATCAGGAAGCGCTCGTTGGTCTGGTTGTCGATGGCGGTCTGGTTGATCTCGACGAAGTCCTCGGAACCGTCCGGGAAGCGCACCCGGAGCACCCGCTGGGTGTCGTACAGCTGTGGGATGGCCTCGACGATCAGCCGGCCCATCTGCTCGAGGGCGCGGCCCAGGTTGTCCGGGAACTGGAAGGTGGACGTGGCTCCCTGGTTCTGCCGGGCGATGATCGCCTTGCCCGACTTCTCGTTGCTCTCCCGGCCCAGGCTGGCGTCGTGCAGGCCGATGATGGTCTGCATGTCGATGCCGTCCTGGATGGCGTTCTGCATTTCGGCGGCGGCCGGGTTGGCGGGGAACTGGCGTTGCGGCGGGGCGACCCCGTCCTGGTGGTTGTAGAGCATGTACGGCAGGTTTCGGGAGTTGGCTTCCTCGTAGAGCTCCTCGTGACCGGCCACCTGCTTGGCGGTCAGCATGTACGGGGCCCGGGGGGCCAGGGCGACGGTCTCGGCGGCGGCCGTGCGCCAGTAGTTGTAGCTCTTTTGCGGGTCCTTGGCGTGGCGAATGGCCGACTCGTAGCGGGTGTCGCCGTCGACGATGATTTCCTCGCCGAGCACCGGGAAGATCGGGATGGCCGAGAACGGCAGCTCGAGCGGGCCCTCGATCACGTCGGAAGCGGTCATCTTCTGCCACATGCACACCGGGCGCTTGACCTTCTTGCGCATTTCCTTGCCGCCTTCATCGACAAGGATATGCACGCCGGTTTCCTCCTCGAGCTCGTCCAGCACTTCCTTGACCCGCGACAAGTAGACCGTGGCGCCGTTGGACAGCAGCAGGACCTCGTCGTCCTGGTGCTCGATCCAGAAGTATTGCGCCAGGCGCAGGCTGTCACTGTCCCACCAGCCGGTGTACGTGGTGCCCATCGTGGTGCCGTCGAACTGGGTCGGCGGGATATCGGGGTACTTCTTCTCGAAGGTGGCCCGCTTCATGGTCTCGAAGATGAAGGCGTCCTGGGCGTCGCGGTAGTCGGCCTCCTGGGCGTCGGGGTCCATGTAGATCGTGTAGCTGTTCTTGATCCGGATGATGCGCAAGTCCTGGACGAACGGGTCGTCCTTGCTCCACACGTTCATCAACATAAACCAGCCGAAGCCGTGGTCGACGGCGTGCTTGACAGCGGTGTCATAGGCCTGGTCGGCCCGGCTCACGTGCTCGATGTTGCGGATGAGGCCGGAGTAGATATCGGCCAGGGCGTAGTCCTTGGTGCCGGACATGTTCGAGAGCTTGGGCGTGGTGCGCTTGCTGGTCTCGACCGGCGTGACTTTGATTTGCGGCCGCTCCTGGCGGATCCGGTTGGTGATTTGCCGGCAGAACGAGGGCAGCAGGTTGTAGGTCAGCACCGGCCGGCCGTCGTCCTCGCGGTCCCGGCGGGTCTTGTCGGGCCACTGGAAGCCGGCGATGAAGCGGTCGTCGTCCAGCGCTTCGTTGTGGATCCGTGACCAGAACGAGGCGTGCACCTGGAAGCGCTCCCGAACCTCGCGGAGCCGGTCGGCGTCGGTTTCGCGGTCGGACGTTGAGACCAGGGCGTCGCCCGGCAGTTGGTCTGGCTTGGTGTATGGACTATTGGCGGTCATCTACCACTCTCCCCCTCCGTGGCGGCGTGCGCGGTCTATTGGCCGGGCCTGGAACGCGCCGTCCGTGTTGAGCAGGTAGCGCATGCAATCCATTGCGTGGTCATTTGACTTAACGATCTTGCCCTTCTCGTCACGCCGATACAATCGAAACTCGGTTTTGAAGTACACCAGGGTGTCAAACACCTTGAGCTGCCCGCCCTGCATCAGCACCAGGCACCGGCGCAGCCCGGCGTGCACCGCGTTGTTGGCCTTGCCCAGCCAGAGCCCCAGGTCCTCGTATTCCTCCTTGAGTTTGGAGCCGTCTTTTTGCGAGCTCACGTTGTCGCCGGCCGGGTCCATGCAGCCCTCGAGCGTGGGCCAGGGCAGCAGGAGCTTCAGGCCGTGGGCGTGGATGATCGGCTGGTCCCGCTGGCCGTAATACTCGGCGGTCAGGTAGTAGCGGTCGGTGTCCGGGTCGCGGGCACCCAGCAAACCGGCAGTCACGTTCCAGCCCGGGTCAATGGCCCAGCCCTGTTCCCAGTGGTCCGGGATGGTGAACGGTGGGATAAACAAGGTTGACTCGTCGATGGGGTAGACGGCGCCGGATCCCAGGCTCGGCCGGCCGGTCTCACGGGCCAGGCGTTCGTGGGGGAGCATGTCGGCGAACAGCTCCTCGCGGGCCTCGACGCTAATCACGGGTGGGTTCAGGTGGGGCACATCGCCGTGCCCAATCATTGCGATGTACTTCGACACCTCAGTGCGCTATCGGGGCGCGGATGGTCAGGCCGGCGATCTCGATGCTGGTCGCGGGGTCGTCCTGGTCGGCCCGCACGAGCTCGACCGCCCGGCCTCGAATCACGGCGTCCCGGTACTCGTTGGCGATCTTCCGCAGCTGGCGAGCCTCCTGGTCACTCAGGCTTTTGGCGGCCAGTTGCAGGGTCGCTGCCAGGGCCGCCAGCAGGGTTTGTGCGTCGGCCTCTCCCGCCAGGCGGTACTCCGTCAGCTCCGGGTTGTTCTCGGCCAGCAGGGCGAGTCGCTCCAGGATGTTCGGGATGGAGGGGAGCGGGTCGGTCGACCCGTTCTTTAAGGCAGGTGGCGCAGAATCCGTCATTGAAGATGACCTCCTCGCGGTCCAGCACCTTGCGACAGTCATGGCACTTGCGGCGATGCCAGCGGCGCAGGCTCACAGTAGATCCGAGTCTTTCAGGAGCATTAGCACAGTCTCGGTCATGCCCTCGACCGGGGTGAAGGTCGACAGGATACGCCCGTTGGTCGTGAGCAGGCGCATCTTGCACTCGCCGTAGATCGGCTTGCTGGGCTCCTCGTCCAGCCAGATGAAGTCCACACCCTCGGCCTCGAAGGCCTCGCGGCCCTCCTCGTAGCTTTTGAAGGTGATCAGGTTCTCGTGGCCGTTCACGTGCTTGACGACCACCTGGTCGATGGCGTCGGCGACCCCCGAACGCCGGGTCAGCCGGCCGATTCTGGCGGCGGGGATCAGCCCGCCAACGGCCTCGGTGAAGCCCCGGCGTTGGTGGAGCGTGCCAAGCAGGAACTTCTGGTTGACGTCGCGCACCTTGGCGGTCTTGGTGCCGGCCGCCCACAACAGCAGCGGCTTCGACGGGAAGCGATGGCCCTCCCACCAGTCGGGGTACAGGCCGGTGGCATGGAGCGCGGTCTCGTAGCCGCCGATGGACAGGGTCTTGCCGATCCGGTTGCCGCCCAGGCAGACGCGCTCCTGGTTCTCTTTGCCGGCGGCCAGCATGGCCACGTGCTTGGGGTAGAGCTCGCGGCGCAGCGGGCCCTCGTCGGGGTAGAGCTGGGCCAGGCGGTCAGCCTCAGTGCGCCTTCTGAGCTCCTGCAGGATCAGGTAGGCAGCGCTGGCCGGCTTCATCTCTCGTAAGGAGTCGACTGAAATCAATGGCGCCTCTTTCCACTATCTCGCCGAGCAGCGCGGTCAGCTGGTCGGTCGTGACGTCCTCGATGGTGCCGACGTGCTCGATTCTGTCTGTGAACATCTTCAGGTACTTGCCGTGCAGTTCGGCACAGCGGGCGGCAGCGGCGTACTGGCCATCTGCCAGGGCCCGGTCGCCAATCACCTGCAGCCGGCGGAGCACGGCCTCGACGGTCACTTCGGAGCCGGCCAGGGCTTTGGCCAGCTTCACTTGGACGGCGGCAGCCACGTGGGGTTTGGCGAGAGTCACGCAGGCGGTGACCTTGAGCACGTTGTTGTTGCCGGCGTAGCCAGCCCGGCGGGCGGCCTCGAGCCCGTTCATGTTCACTTCGGCCGAGCAGTACCACTCGATGAAGGCCCGCTGCTTCGGGGTGAGCGGCTGGTCGATGGGCTTGGTCTTGGCCTTCATCGTTCGACCTCCACTACGTAGCCGCTGGGTAGTAGAACGAACAAGCGGCCGCAGATGTATTGGTACTTCATGGGTCCGACTCCTGGAGCTCAATGCCCAGGCGCCAGAGACAGCGGCCTGGTTAGCTAAGGCCCTTCGGGTACATATTCTTGTTGGTCACCGGGCCCATGGTGCCAACCGTGCCGGGTGCGCCGCCGGCCGGAGCGTTGTGGAGCTTGGTGCTCGAGCCGGTGTTGCTCGGGTGCGGCGTACTCGAGCCGCCCTTCGAGCTTCCCTGGTTGTTCTCTTTGGACTTCATGGTGTTGCCTCCTTGCAAGGGTGGATGGTGTGCACCGCCATAGCGTAGCACCAGTCAGTTAGCTTCGGTTACGTCTCGAGGATCTTGATGCCCATATGCTCCACCAGGGCCCGCTTGATCTTGTAAATCTCGGTACGGAACCCGGACTGCATCTTGACGTCCTCGATGACCACCTGGCCGGCGGTCAGGTACTCGAAGTCGGCCACGTAGGTTAGCCGTCGACCGTTGGGGTAGCCCCTGGATCTCAGCAGCACGGGGCGTCCACCGAAGATGATCGGGATGCGCGGGTGCACCACGAGCCCAGTGACCTTGCGGGCCTTCTGCAGCAGCTTGAGCTCGAGATAGCGCTGGGCCTCACGCCCGGAGTCGAAGGTGTGGCCGTCGATCTTGACCTTACGGACGTTGCCGTAGCGACCCCTCACAACTGTTTACTCACATTGCTTCCTGACTTGCCCTGTTGCCCTGAAAGAGCTTGTTCTTAGGGGATTGCCTTCGGTTCGGTTCAGGAGGTAAAGCCCCCCCTACCCCCCACGACGGGAAGCAGGAGGAGGCTACCGATTGCCTTTCGGACTGGCTCTATCGGTTTTATCCCAGTGTTCCTATGGTCCCCAGTCACCGGGTTCGCCCCTTGGGGGCCGGGATTGCGTTGGGGGTGCCTTGGAGGCAGACTTGCCAGCGCGTTCTCGACAAACGCCAGACTACGCCCGCAAAGGGCCAGTCGGCAAGTGCCACCTTCGGGTGGCATTTGTTTGTCCGGGGTCAGCGGCTATGTCAGTCATTGTGGCGCCCAATTACAGACGGTCGTGGAGCACAGGTTCGTGGAACCCTTCTGGCTGCCGGTGAGCGTCGGGAACGGCAGCGGTTGGAGCTCGGGGTTGTGCGGGGGCAGGTAGTCCCTGGCGAGGTTCAGCGCGGTGAGCGCGTCCAGGGCGGGGTAGTTGCGACCGCCGGCCGGCACGTAGGTGTTCGAGCCGTAGGCAATCACCGAGCGCATGGTGGCTGGCGAGGCATTGACGCCATTGGCACCCAGGATGGAGGCCACCACGCCGCTGACGAACGGTGAGGCCACCGACGTGCCGCACACGTTGAGGCCCTGGCTGGCGGGCGTGACAAAGTCGGTGACCGCGATCTTGCACCCCGGGGCCAGGACGTCCACTTGCGGGCCGAAGTTCCCCTGGCCCCACGCGCTCCCGGACTGGAACACATAGCCGGAGCCGGGGCCCGTCCAGGTGTAATCCCACGTGGCGCCGACCGTGAGCGCGTAGGCCGAGCAGGCCGGCTCCGGCACGCCGTCGACATAGCCATCGTTCCCGGATGACACCACCGTGGTCACGCCGAACTCGGCCAGGTCGCGGATCAGGTTCGACAGGCCCGTCGAGCAGTTCGACGTGTACTTGGTGCCGGCGCTCATGGAGATATTCGCCACCCGGATGTTGTAGAGCTCCCGGTTGTCGATGATCCAGTTGACGGCCTTGGCGATGTTCGAGACCGTCGGCGCCTGGTTGGTGTCGCCGACGCGCAGGTCCAGCAGCTTGGCGTCCGGGACGATGGCGTGGATGATGTCGGCCACGTAACTGCCGTGCATCATGCCAGTGACGTAGTTCGTCCCGTACCAGGGCGCGATGCCCGTCCAGTCCACCCGGGCAATCACCCGGGAGCCGGCAGACGTGAGGGTCGAAGTCTTGCCAGCGCTGCCCACCTTATACGTGGCGATGCCGGTGTCGATTACGGCCACGCTGATACCGACGCCACGGTACGAGTTGGCGGCCCACAGCTCGGGGATCCGGGCCAGATCACTGGCCTCGACGTCCAGCGCGTCCAGCAGCACGTCGTTGTCAGGCCGGACGGTGAGCACTTCGGGGTGGGCCAGCAAGCTCAACATCTTCTGCACGGTTGACACCCGGACGGTGATCAACGGCACGCGGGGCAGCACGCTGACGACCTCGATGCCCAGGGCCGTGACGGCGGTGGCCATCTGTTGCGCGGCGATAGCGACCTTGTCGGCGCCGTTGGCCTCGTAAGTGCGGAA